GAGATATGATTAAAAATCAATGGTGTAAAGAAAACAATATTCCATTAATCCGTATCCCATATACGCATTTACAAGATTTATGTTTAGAAGATTTACAATTAGAAACAAGTCAATTTATTATTTAATGGAGAGCTAAAGCTCTCCATTTGTTTTTTCTTTTGTTTTTTGTTATAATATATATATAAAGAAATGAACAAAAAGAAAGGGTGTGTATTATTATGGGAAGATGTAATGATTTTGCAATTTCAAAAATGTATTGTTGTAACTGTGGAAAAGAAGGTTTACCAATAGCAAGAAAAGCTGGACATTATCGTGAAGCAGGGCATTTGAAAAAATTATATTGTATTCATTGTGGAAAAGTTTGGAATCATGCCGAAATTCGTCCAATGTATAGTGATTATAATTACGAAGATTTTCAACTTGAAATGAAATATGGAAACTTTGACGAAAAAGGCGATAGAAAAGAACCTTATAGAATTTTTAGAGGAGAATTAAAACAGAAAGGGGTTATTTAGTATGGCAGATTTATTTTTAATGTCTGGGGTTCCTGGTGCGGGTAAGTCTACTTTCCTTAAAAATAGGGTAAAGAAAGATACTTCTGTAGTAATTTCTCGTGATGTTATTAGATTTTCTATTGTAAAACCTGAAGAAGATTATTTTTCTCATGAAGATGAGGTACTTGCAATTTTTTGGAAACAGATTAATGAAGCACTGGCGGCTGGCAAAAATGTTTTTGTTGACCAGACTTCTTTAACTCCAAAAGCAAGAAAATGGTTACTTCAGCATGTTGAAGGTTATGACCATGCAAATCTTATCTGGATTGACGAAGATATTCAGACTTGTCTTGAAAGAAATGAGATGCGGCGCGGAACCCGTGCTTATGTACCAAGAAGTGTCATCCGCCGCATGAATGAGCAGTTTATTGAGCCTTCTCTTGAAGAGGGATTCTACAGAATCTATCGCTATAACAGCAAAGAAGATAAATTAACTTACAAAGGAGAGATGTTATAATGTCAAATATTTGGCTAATTTCAGATACCCACCTGAATCATGATAAAGAACACTCATTCACCTAATCCATTTTGCGAATATGATATGATGTATAATGTAAATTGTGATGCTCATGATTGTAGACCGATCGCATATGAAGATATGGTTGCTGCAATTATGCAAAGAAAAAATAATATTTAAGGACAAAATTGATTAATTATATTGTTCTATTTTTTATATTCCTTAGAGGACACTAAAAGGTTCTCTAAGGAATTTTTTATTTTATTTTTATGGAGGTAGAAAAATGAATCTAAAAATAAGATTTAAGAATCCAGTATTTATTGCTCAGCTTATTCTTGCAATTCTCACTCCAATTCTTGCGTATGCAGGTCTAACACTTCAAGACCTTACCTCTTGGCAGGCACTTGGAGAGATTCTACTTGGAGCTATCCGTAATCCATATGTACTTGGTCTTATTGTTGTTTCTGTATGGAATGCTCTTAACGACCCAACCACAGCTGGTATTACAGACAGCGCACAAGCTCTAACTTATGATAAGCCTAAAGTAAAAGAACAATAAAAAGAACTTACTAATTGGCACTTGTTGTGCCGTACTCCAAGGGGAGATATAATCTCCCCTTTTATTGTATTGGATATGATGGAAAAAGAAAAAATAAAAAGCCACTTAAAAAGGAGGCTCTTAAAATGGCAAAAATTAAAGGAATGGATATTTCATACTGGCAAGGGAAAGTTGATTTTAAAAAGGTTGCCGCAGATGGAATTAAATTCGCAGTATTAAGAGATGGGTATCGAAAAACTTTAGATAGTAGATTTGTAGAATATGTAAAAGGATGCCAACAGAATGGTATTTATGTTATGGCTTATCATTTCATTTATACTGATGGCGCAACTCCTAAACAAAATGCTCAATCTTCTTATGATAATCTAAAGAAAGCTGGACTAAATCCTACAAAAACATGGATTGCCGCAGACTTAGAGTATGATACCTGGACAAAAAATGGTGAAAAATGTACAAAAGCAAAATGTACTCAATACACCAAAGAATATCTTGATGCCTTAAAAGCATTAGGATGTAATAAATTATTTATTTATACCAATCAAGATTATTACAAAAATTATTATGATTGGTCTCAATTAAAATATCCAATTTGGTTAGCTGACTACGAGGGGGATCCAAATTATGATTGCGTAATGCAACAATACAGTTCTTCTGGAAAAGTTAATGGAATCAGCGGAAATGTGGATATGGACTGGTTATTTGATGAATCAATGATGAAGGATACTCCAACAACTACAAAAACAGACCCCACAACACAAAAGAAAGAAGAAACTATTGCAGTTACCGCAGATAGAGTTATTGCGGTTGCTAAAGCTGAAGTAGGATATAAAGAAAAAGCAAGTAATTCTAATTTAGATAATAAAACTGCTAACGCTGGTTCTGCTAATTATACTAAATATGCAAGAGATTTTGATCAGAAATATCCGAATTGGTATAATGGAAAGAAAAATGGATTTGCATGGTGTGATATGTTTGTTGACTGGTGTTTCTTAACTGCTTTTGGTTATAAGAAAGCATTAGAATTACTATGTCAGCCTGAAAAATCTGCTGGTGCAGGATGCACTTATTCTTATAATTATTATAAAAATAAAGGTCAAGTTGGTAGAACACCTAAAAAGGGTGCTCAAATTTTCTTTGGTGTCCCTGGCGACTTTAGTCATACTGGTTTAGTATATGATTTTGATAATTCAAATGTTTATACTATTGAAGGAAATACCTCTGGTCAAGTTGCATATCGTCAATATAGCAGAAGTAAATCAAACATTTATTATGGTTATCCTAATTATTCTGGTGCGGCTACAAAACCAGCGACATCAACAACTGCTAAAACAACAGAACAAATTGCTAAAGAAGTTATTAATGGTAAGTGGGGTAATGGTGATGAACGCAAGAAGAAACTTGAGGCTGCAGGATATAATTACAGCACAGTTCAAGATAAAATAAATGAACTATTGGGCGGCGGCTCAAAAATCGTAACACCAACAACAACAAACACAAATGTTAAAGTTGATTATGCACGTTCTTTTAGTAAAAGCATTGCAAAAACATATACAACAACAGCAAGTCTAAACTTACGTGCAGGAGCTAGTACCTCAAAAACAGTAATCACAGTTATTCCAAAAGGTAAAAAAGTCACTTGTTATGGATATTATACTGGTGATTGGTATTATGTTAAATACAGAAATTATACTGGATTCTGTTCTAAGAATTGGTTACGGTAATAATTATCCATTAGATAGGGAGTTTAACGGCTAAAGCCGTTAAACTCCCTAATTTTTTTTTGTCTATTTGAAAATTATAAGTATTTATGATATAATATATTATAAAATAAAAATTAAGGAGATTTTTATATGTTACATATTTATATAGATGGCTCCGCCCGCAATAATGGTCGAAACAATTCAAAGGGCGGTTTTGGCATAGTAATTTTTGATGATAACCGCAATTTAATTGATGCCTATTGTGAACAGTTTGATAATGTAACAAATAATCAAATGGAATTAAAAGCATTTTTAAAAACCTTTGAATTATTAAATACAAAATATAAAAATCAACAAGTAACTATTTATTCTGATTCAGCATATTGTATAAATATCCTCACTTCTTGGATTTATTCTTGGAGTAAAAATAACTGGAAAACAGCTAAAGGTGAAACAATAAAAAATTTAGATATTATTCTTTCCCTATATAAATATTATACAATAGATTTTTTCATTAATCAAATTAATTTTACTAAAGTTGACGGTCATAAAGGAATTATAGGAAATGAATTAGCTGATGCTCTTGCAACGGCAGATAAGCTAAAATTTTCAAATATTATATTACAAAATCATATTCTCATCGCTCCTTCCGAAAAAACTTGCTAAAATCAAAAATTTATGTTATAATATATTTATAATAAAGAAAGAGGTAGAATATATGAATGATAAACATTTATATACTGAGGATAGTATTGAAAGTTTAAGTCCTCTTGAATTTACAAGACTTCGTCCTCAAGTATATGCAGGTGACTGCACATATTCAACTCAGTTGTTAGTTGAAATTATTTCTAATGCTGTTGATGAATATCGTCTTGGGCATGGAAATGAGATTGAAGTATGTATTAATGGTGACATTGTATTAGTCAAAGATCATGGACAGGGTTTTATTCCTAACTCTATGAGAGATGATGGTAAAACTGTTCTTGAAGCAGCCTTCAGTGTCCTTAATACATCTGGTAAATATCGTGATGATGGAACTTATGAAGGGACTTCTTTGGGTTCTTTTGGTATTGGTAGCAAAATTACAACTTTTTTAAGTCATTGGCTTACAGTTTCTACCTTTAGAGATGGAAAATCTGAAACTATTGAATTTAAAGAAGGCGTTTTTGATTCTCGAAAAGTAAATGAGAAAAGTCCAAATCCTTCGGGTACTTTTGTTAAATGGCAGCCATCAGAAGAATTTTTTACTCATACCGAAGTAGAAATTAATAAGATTAGAGATTTATTTAAAACTATTGTATGTCTTTGTCCTGGATTAACCATTAATTTAAATAACAATGGTAAAACAGAAATTTTTACTTCTACACATGGCATTAATGATCTTGTGGATGAGGCTGTAAAAGATACAGAACTTATTAATAATCGTTTTTCAATGAATTTCTCAGAAGGTAAGAATAAACTTGATATTGTTCTTACTTATGCTGGAAATTATTCTTCAACCATAATTCCTTATGTTAATACTGGTTTAACAGAATCTGGACCTCATATTACTCAGATTAAAACTGTTATTACAAGAGAATTTAATAAATTCTTTAAAGAAAAGAAATGGCTGAAAGAAAAAGATACTAATTTAACTGGCGATGATATTCAAGAGGGAATGTATGTAGTATTTAATATTACTGCTCCTAATGTTGGATATGATGCACAGGTTAAAAGTAGAATTACAAAGATTGATATGACGCCTTTTACTTCTGCTTTAAGTACAAATCTTGAAGTATGGCTAAATAATAATGAAAAAGAAGTAAAATCTATTTTTGAAAAGGCAGCTGCCGCTCGTAAAGCACGAGACGCTGCAAAGAAAGCAAGAGATAAAGCAAGAGAGCAAAATAAAAAGAAACAGAAAGCTCTTAAATTTGATAGTAAACTTGCTGATTGTAATTCAAAAGACAGAAGTAAATGTGAAATTTATATTACTGAGGGAGATAGTGCATCTGGTAACTTAAAACTTGCTCGTGATAATGAAACACAGGCTGTTATGCCAGTTAGAGGTAAAATTTTAAACACTCAGAAGGCTACTTTTGCACAAATTCAAAAAAATGCAGAAATTATGACAATGTGCGATGCATTCTTTGGACCTGGAGATTGGTCTATTGACCCCAAAACCCTCAAGGTAACATATCATCAAGTAAGATATGGAAAAATTATTATTATGTCTGATGCTGATGTCGATGGAGCACATATTAAAAATCTTTTTTATACATTTATATGGAACTTTTGTCCAGATTTAATTAAAGATGGTTATGTATATGCGGGCGTGCCACCTCTTTATAAAATTACTCTCGCCGCAAATAAAGGATATAAATATCTTAAAAATGATGAAGCATTAGCTAAATATCAAAAAGAAAATAAGGGAAAAAAATATCAAGTTGGTCGTATGAAAGGTCTTGGTGAAATGGACGTTGAAGAAACGGAAGAAACCTTGACAAGCCCCAATAATAGAATCATCAAGCAGATTGGCGTTGAAGATGTTGCGGCGGCTAATAAACTTTTTAATGATTTAATGGGCAATGCTGTCATACCGCGTAAGCGTTATATTAAAGAACATAGTCAGGAGGCAACTTATAATGCAGAATGATTTAACAAAAGAATTAGGTACAAACTTTATAGAATACGCTGTTGCGGTTAATACTGATCGAGCTATCCCAAATGCAAAAGATGGATTAAAACCAGTTGCAAAACGAATCCTATGGGGTGCCGAAGATAAGACTAAATGTGTATCGAGCAAACCGCATGTAAAAGCGGCAAAACTTGTTGGTGATATTATGGGTACATATCATCCGCATGGTGATAGTTCAATTTATGGTGCTCTTGTGCGGCTTTCTCAAAATTGGGTTATGCGTTATCCACTGATTGATTTCCATGGTAATAATGGTAATATTATTGGTGATGGCCCTGCACATATGCGATATACTGAATGTAGATTAAGTAAATTAGCAGAAGATGGATTACTTCAGGGAACAAAGAAAAATAATGTTGATTTCATTGCTAATTATGATGAAACAACAGAAGAACCAGTATCTCTTCCAAGCATTTTTCCTAATTTACTTTGTAATCCTAATAGCGGCATTGGTGTAGCTATGGCTTGCTCCTGGGCACCACATAATCTTGGTGAAGTTGCTGCGGCGATTAATCAATATTTGTCTGGAGAAGAGCCAATGTTGCCTGGTCCAGATTTTCCAACAGGCGGAATTATTATTAATCAAAAAGAAATTCCCACAATTATGCGAACTGGACATGGTAGTGTAAAAGTTCGCGGTAAATTTGAAATTGATAAGCAAAAAATTATTTTTACAGAAATCCCGTATGGAACATCTGTTGAAGGATTAATGACTGAAATTGGTAAAGTTTCAGATGCAAAAGAAATTGAGGGTATTGATAATATTCGTGACGAATCTAATAAAAAAGGTGTTAGAATTGTCATTGAATGCGATAAAGGTATTAATCCCGCAAGTATTGTAAATAAACTTTTTGCAAAAACAAATTTACAGAGTTCATTCAGCTACAATCAAGTTGCTCTTGTAGATAAAGTGCCAACTGAATTAAATCTTAAAGATTGTATTAAAATTTATGTTGACCATAATATTGATTGTATAACAAGAGAAACTAAATTTGATTTAGATAAAGCTATTGATAGACTTGAAATTGTTAATGGTTTGCTACGGGCACTTGAAGATATTGACAATATCATAGCGCTGATTAAAGACTCTGAAAATGCAACTGCCGCAAAAGAAAATTTAATTAAGAAATATCAGTTCACAGAAAATCAAGCTAAAGCAATTTTGGCTATGAGACTTTCTTCTCTTGCAAAACTTGAAAAAGTTGAACTTGAACAGGAAGCTAAAGAACTTGAGAATAAAATCAAAGATTTAAAAGATATTCTTGCAAATGAAAATCGTCAAAAGGATATTCTTAAATCTCGTCTAACAGATTTAGTAAAAAAATATGGTGATGCTCGTAGAACAGAATTAACCCATATTGAAGTAAAACCAGAAGATAAAATTATTGAAGAAGTTACTCCAGAAGATTGTGTTGTAATTCTTTCTCAAACTGGAGATATTAAACGTGTACCTAAAAATAGCTTTAAAGTACAGCGAAAAAATGGAAAGGGTGTTAAGACAAAAGACGATGTAATTATGTCTACCATCTCTACTAATACTATTGATAATCTTCTTCTCTTTACTAAAAAAGGTAAGATGTTTAAAATTATCGTAGATGAAGTACCAGTTGGAACGAACGCATCAAAAGGCGCCCATGTTGGAACTTTAATTAATATGGATCAAGATGATGAAGTAATTGCTATCACTTCTTTAGCAAGAAGTAATACTGCAAAATATGTAGTATTCTTTACTAAACAGGGTCTGATGAAAAAAACTCTTCTTAATGAATATACAAAAGTAAAACGAAGTACAGGAATTGCTGCAATTAAAATCAATGATGGTGATTCTATTGCTAATGTTGAATTTATTAATGAAGAAGATATCCTTGTAATTACAAAAAATGGTATGTCTATTCATTTTGAAAGTAAAAATGTTAATCCTATTGGTAGAGTTGCGGCTGGTGTTAAAACTATAAAATTAGATGAAAATGATGAGGTTGTTGTAGGACTTCCAATTCATTCAGAGAATGATACTGTTGCTATTTTCTCTACAAAAGGATATGGTAAAAAGACTTCTATTAAAGAATTTACAGTTCAGGGCAGAGGTGGAAAAGGATTGGTAATTTATAAGCCAAGTGCTGTATATGGACAAATTGCTGGTGCAACAATTATTTCAGACAATGATACAATTCTTCTTACTGGCCAGCCGAGTTCTATATGCATTGCTGCAACAGATCTGCCTTTATTAACTCGAACAAGTTTTGGTAATATCATGGTAAAATCTAATATTTCATCCATAGTGAAATTTTAATAAATGAGGGACTTTTGTCCCTCATTTGTCTTTTTTAAAAAAATATGATATAATATATTTATAAAAGATAGAAGGTGAAACAATATGGATATGCGATATTTAATTGATAAACTTAATCATTATACTGATTTATATGACCAGGGGCATCCAGAAATTTCTGATAAAGAATGGGATGAACTTTATTTTATATTGAAACAAGAGGAAGAAAAAACTGGTGTGGTATACCCAGATTCGCCAACTCAGCATATTCATTATGAATCTGTTTCTAAGTTAAATAAAGTTACTCACGATCATCCTATGCTTTCTCTTGATAAAACAAAAGATATTCAAGAGGTTAATGAATTTCTTCAAGCACAGCCTTTTGTTGCTATGTTTAAAATGGATGGTTTAACTTGTTCATTAACATATGAACATAGAAAACTTATTAAAGCTGAAACCCGCGGAAATGGAGTTGTTGGAGAAGATATTTGGCATAATGCAAAAGTTGTAAAAAATATTCCATTAGAAATTCCTTATGAAGGACGTTTAATAGTAGATGGAGAGATCATTTGTCGTAAGGATGACTTTATTCCATTTCAAAAAGAATATAAAAACCCAAGAAATTTTGCTTCTGGTAGTATAAGACTTCTTTCTTCTGAAGAATGTAAAAAAAGAAATCTTAGTTTTGTTGCTTGGGAAATGATTGAGGGTTATCCTAATATTAAAGAATTTTGGCAGCGGTTAGAACAGCTTTATAACATTGGTTTTACTATTGTTCCAATGGTCTGTGATAGACAGTGGGTTGACGAAGCACTTGAGGTTATTCAAGAACAGTTTAAAGAAGAACATGCTATTTATCCTATTGATGGATATGTCTTTAAATTCAATGACGTAGATTTTGGTAAAAAACAAGGCCAAACAGATCATCATTTAAAAAATGCAATCGCATACAAACTTTATGATGAAACATATTCAACTCGTTTAAAATATATCCAATGGACAATGGGAAGAACTGGTGTTTTTACTCCAGTAGCAGTATTTGATCCTATTGATATTGATGGTTCAACAGTAGAAAGAGCATCTCTTCATAATGTAAGTATTATGAGAGAACTTCTTGGTGATTGTGCTTATGTAGGTGAACTTCTTCAAGTTTATAAAGCAAATCAGATTATTCCTCAAATTGCGGAAGCTGGACCAAAATATGATTATGGTTATGTGGTTGCTCATGGTGGGGTATCTGCTAATGATGTTATTGAAAGATGTCCCATATGCGGCGGTGATGTTGCATATATAACCAGTGATGATGGAGTAATTAACGCATATTGTGATAATCCTCTCTGTGAAGGTAAGTTAATAAATAGACTTGAGCATTTTTGTGGGAAAAAAGGTCTTGATATTAAAGGGTTATCTAAAGCTACTTTTCAAAAGTTAATTGATTGGGAATGGCTTGAAAATCTTGAAGGAGTTTTTAATCTTAATCAATATAGAAATGAATGGATTAAGAAGCCTGGTTTTGGAATAGCTTCTGTAGATAAAATCTTAAAATCAATAGAAGAACATAGACATACAACCCTTGATGCTTTTATATCTGCGATTGGTATCCCCCTTATAGGGCGGACTGCCGCAAAAGATTTAACAAATTATTTTGAAACATATGAAGATTTTCGTGATGCAGTAATGGATGATACTTATAATTTCTTTATCTTAGATAATTTTGGTGAAGAAATGAATAATAGTATTAAAAACTTTAATTATGCGGAAGCTGATAGAATTTCTAAACTTTTAATTTTTGAAACTCCTGTTGTTAACAATATTCAAATAAATAACAGTCTTACAGGAAAAACTATAGTTATTACGGGAAAACTTACTACATTTAAAAATAGAGCTGAATTAAAAGCGGTTATTGAATCTCATGGTGGAAAGGTTTCAGATTCTATTTCTGGCAAGACTGATTTATTAATTAATAATGATGTAAATAGTACATCATCTAAAAATAAAGCTGCAAAAGCACGCAATATACCTATTATTTCAGAACTAGATTTTATGAAGCAATATATTGAAAACTAAAGAAAATTTTTATATAATATAATTGTAAATAAGATGAATAGTTACGAAGAGTTGTAATTCAGACATGAAAGCAAAAAAGACAAAAATAAATATTTTATTCACCAGTAATTTTTCTTGACTTTATAAAAAATTTTTGATATAATAAAAATACAGGTGATAAATATAGTTCATCTTAAAGAAAAAAACATTATTTAATTATAAGGAGAAAAGAAACTATGCTAAAAGAAAATAGTAAGATTGTTTATGATTTTGTAAAGGCTCATGATGGTGAAGATTTCACCGCACAGGATATTGCAGATGCAACTGGACTTTCCGTTCGTTCTGTTAATGGTATTGTAACTTCCGCTTTCCAGCGCCATAAGGATAAGGATAAGAATGAGGTTCCGCTAATGGTTCGTGTTCCTGCTGAGATTCAGGATCCTGAGACTGGCCTTCATAAGGCAATCAAGTTCATCCAGCTCACAGATGCCGGTCGCGAGTTCGATCCCAACGCTGAGGACTAATTTGATTATACAGTGAGGGTTAGATAAAAATATCTAACCCTCATTTTTTGCATATTGGAGGAATTATGATATTATTAATATTAGGTTTCGTCTTTCTAATATGCAGTCTAATTCTTTTTTACAAAGCAAATCAAATTAAAATTAATAAATAGGAATAGAAATAGAAATACATATAGAATTTGCAAAAATTAAGTAAAGAATTAGAAATAAAAATAGAAAATCTTCTTGATTTAAACCGTAAAAAAGAAAGATAGTTACAAAAAGAATATCTTAAATATGAATAGGATTTAGAGAAAAATCTTAATTAGAAAAAGAATAAAAGACAACAAGAAATTAAAGCATATATAGAAAGTCAAAAACAATTAGCCGATCAAACCGTAAATACAGTATATGAATCTGCCCAAAAGCAAATTTCAGATATTAATAATGATATTCAAAACACTCGTAATATAGCATTGCAAGAAAAAGAATAGATACAAACTGAAATTGATAAATTAAAAGCCTCATTAAGTGCGGGTGTTGAAGCTCGTCTCCGCGAGCAAGAGAAAAAAGATAAAATTAATTTTTATAAACTTTCTATTTCTGAAGCGGATTTGGCTGATGTCAAAATGTTATAGAATTTAAAATCCTCTTTTCATAAACCTGTTGTTTTAAGTAAACTTATATGGACTCAATATTTTCAAAAGCAAATGACAGAATTATGTGATAGAGTTTTAGGGAAAAAGACTATTTGTGGTATTTACAAAATTACTAATTTATTAACAGAACAATGTTATATTGGTCAAAGTGTTAATATTAGTGATAGATGGAAACAACATTGTAAATGCGGTTTAGGTATTGAAGCATCAGCTACTAATGTTTTATATAATTCTATGCAACGAGATGGTGTATGGAATTTCAGCTTTGAATTATTAGAAGAATGTTCTCGTGACTTATTAAATGAAAAAGAGGCTTTTTGGATTGATACATATAGTAGTAATATTTATGGTTTAAATACTATGAAAGGAATAAAAACATGATTAAAGTATTTACTTTAAATAAAAATGGAAAAATAGAATTAACAGAAAAAGAATTAAAATAGTTATTAGATAATGTA